GGCGGCTCAATCGCAACGACGGGGCAGAAATCCGCGAGCGGCATCTCGTCCATATCCGCCGGCGGGGAAATCGTCTCCTCGGGCGGAAGGACCGTATTCGGTTCGTCCTCGATATCCGGCGGGGGCGCGATTGTCGCCACGGGATTGAAAGACGCCCGGGCTCCGACATCCGTCGCGGGCGCGGGCGCGCTCTCTGCTTCGGGAACGAAATCCACAACCGGCGCATCCCAAATATCAGCCGGACCCGGGGCCGAGGCTTCGGGAACGAAAGCGGGCTTCGGAACCTCCGAGGTCTCCGGCGGCGGGGCCATCGTTTCATACGGCACGTCCGAGGAAGCCGAGGAGCATAGCGGGGCGAGCGAGGTCTCCGGCGGGGGCGCAATCGTCAGCCTCGGTGAAAAGAACGGCAAGGGGACAAGCTTTGTATCGGGCGCGGGCGCGGAGGAAGCGACGGGCCGGAAATCTACGACCGGGGCGAGCGTTGTTTCGGACGGCGGGGCTATCCTCGCTCTCGGCTCGAAGTCGGCGTTGGGAGCATCGGAAGTCACGGGCGGGGGCGCGATAACAAGCGAAGGCCATCAGGTCACTTTTGAGGAACATTCGGGAACTTCCGTAGTATCCGGCGGAGGCTCCATCGAGTCCTACGGCGTGAAGGGGGCATGGCACACGGATGCCGTCCTGCCCACGCCAATAGAGCGGACCGCCATCTCCGAGGACAGCAAACGCACGGCAACCGCATCGGGCAAGCGGACTTTTGAGATTAACCGCAGGAGAAGCTGATGGAACTGACAGGCGCATGGGAAATTCCGGTCGGCGGCAAATGGCCGCTTGAGTTCAAATGGCGGCTCGGTAGCGACGACCTGCCCACGGGCACGACTATCGCCTCGGCTACGAAGGCGGTCTCCCCGGCAACGGGGCTCACCGTCGATGACCCCGTATTGAACAGCGATTCGACCGGGGTCATCTTCTGGGCGACGGCGGTGACGGTGGGGAGCTACAGCATCCTCATCGTCGCCACGCGCTCGGACGGCGGCAAGAACATCGCCCTGGGTCACGTCTCCGTCACGGCGGCGGCGGACAGGACCGCGCTCGCCGCGAACGCGCTCATTACGCTCGCCGATTTCCTGGGCTACGTCAAATCGGAGTCGCCCATCGCCAAGAACGTCGCCGAGACCATCATCAACGGCATCTCCCAGGAGTTCGACCGCTCCGTGGGCCGCATCCTGAAGCGACAGGCGGCTTATACAAATCTCTACCTCGACGGGAACGGGGAGCGGTATCTGAATCTCCCGAACTGGCCCGCCGCATCGCTCGGGACCGTGACGGAGGATGGCACGCTCCTCGTCGAAGGACTCGCGGGCGATTACATCCTCTACACTTCGGACGACGATGCCTATCTCTATAAGGTCGGGTCCGGGGCGGTGTGGATGAAGGGGTCGAAAACGGTGCTTATCTCCACGGTCCTCCTCGGCTATGCCACGGTCCCCGGGGATCTCGTCCTGGCCTGCCTCAAGCAGTGTGCCTGGGAATACCAGCGGATGAAGCTCTCGGAGTGGGGCGAGACATCGCGCTCGACTGCCGGCGGCGGAAGCGTGAGCCTCGTCGATCCGGGACTCCTGCCCGATGTCGAGGCCGTGCTCAAGCGGTATCGAAGGTGTGGACTCTGACATGGAAATAAAGATTGACCTCTCCGGCGCGCTCGCTAAAACGGCAACGCTCCAGAAGACTCCGCAGGCCGCCCGGAAATGTTTGCAGAAGTGGGGGGCCGAGACAGTGCTCGTGCTCATGCGCTCGGCAGCGGGATTAAATAAAACACAACACAAAGGCGGGGGGGCTCTCGCTCGTTCTGTTCAAATGAAAATGGATGGCAACACTCTTATAGTCGGAACGAACGTCAAAAAGAAAGGCGCATCCGAAAAATACGCTCGCATCCAGGACGAGGGCGGGGACATCGTGCCGCGAACGAAGAAGTTCCTGACCGTGCCTTTTCCCGGCGTCAAGGACAGGGCGACGGATTACAAAGGGCAATCGTTCTTTATCACGACAAAGAGCGGTGCACTCCTCCTCTGCATGAAAAAGGGCAAGAGCGGACTCAAGCCCCTTTTCTTCCTGACGAAGCATGTCCGAATCCAGCCCTCTCACTGGTTCTCCCGCCCGATGTTCGAACAGTTGCCGGAGCTTGACCGCTACATGGACCCCGATTTCATCTACGACGTGGCGCAGAACATGGCGGGAACGATGGGAGAAAAAGCATGAGCTTCCCGTCAGCCGAACCCAAGCGCCTCCAGATAATCGAGCGAGTCATCGACGTGCTCAAGGCCATGCGCGAGGGCGACGGCTATTGGTACACGGCGGCGGAAGTCGTCAAACAAGTCGTCCATGAACGGGAAGTCCTGAAGTTCCCGTTCTATATGGTCGAGTACGAGTCGTCGCCGGGGCCGCCTAAGTCCATGATAAACCACGGCTTTACGGAGGACTTGAGTATCATCATCAAGGGCGCATGCGACGGGGAGGCGGGCGATACGACGACGAAACTCGAACGGTGTATCCGCGATGTGAGGACGGCCATCGATGCGGACGCATCGAGCGGCGTTGCCGGGTCGCTCGGAGCCCTGGGCGCAATCGTCAGCGTTGACGCGCTGGAGATAGAGCACGACGAGAAGTACGGCTATTTCAACCAAAAATTCATCGCTCACATTCGGGGCGATTGGAGAAATCTATAAATGGAAAATAAAACACTTTTAGGAGGTGTATTATGACTCTTGCTAGTTACCCATCGCAACGTTTTTACAAGTGCGGGGCGAAACAGACGACCTGGCCGACGGAAGTCGCGCTTACGGCAGGTAGCGAGATGCTCGTCACGAAGGACGGAGACCCGGCGCTCAAGCAGGCTTACAAAGCCTATCTCGCCATCGGGCGGATCATGCCCACGGGCGGGCGGCTCGGCGCGAAGGATGCGGTGGACTTCTCGCCCGAGTTCGACATGAATTACCTGCCGGGCGCAATCGGATCGCTCATCGGTTCGCTATTCGGCACGACCGGGTTGCCGGACCCGCTCTTCGTCGTGACTACCGGCGTGAACGACAAGATCGACTTCAAGGAGGGCGCGGGGGAGGAGCTCCATGCAGCGGTAGCGAGCGGTTCTTATACGGCTACGACTTTATGTGCCGCAATCAAGGCCGCCCTAGAAGCCGCTAACGCACTGACCTTCACCGTCACCTTCGATGCTGCGACAAAGAAGTTCACCATCGCCGCATCTGGGACTTTCTCGCTCCTGTGGAATACTGGGGCGAACAAGCTCATCGATATCTCGACGATGTGCGGCTATTCGGATGCGGAAGACGACACCGGCGCGGCTACCTACCTGGCGGACAACGTGGCCGTGGGCTCTGCCTATGTCCACACTTTCCAGTGGGCAAACGAAGCGAGCCCGGCCTTCACCTTCGCCACGACCCGGCCCGGCGCGGTCTGGGTTGTCCCCGCCTGCATCCCGATGAAGCTCGCTTTCTCCGTCGCCGATGGGCTCCTCCACGGCGCGATCACCCTTCGCGGGAACGACCTCATCGCAACGTCTGCGCTCAATACAGACACGGTAATGAATACCACCATCACCCCCGAGGCCGAGGCGGACCTCGACTTCGTCAACTTCCAGGAAGGCGTCATGTGGATGAACACCCAGGCCGGGGATCCGCTCGATTCGGGGGATGCCGTCGAACTGAGCGACCTCAATGCGGACTTCGAGCGGGCGATGGATGCCAAGATTGTCATGGGGGCTTCGCAAATCGCCCAACCGAAAGAAGGCAATTTCAATATCGGGCTCAAGGTCCGGTTCCCCAGCGCCAGTGCAGCCAATGTCGCCTATCTCGCCTCATTCATCGCCATGACTCCGATGAAGATGCAGCATACCTTTACGGGGCGGCAAATCGCCGGGACGCACTACTACGGGCTTTCCCTCTATTATCCGCGCCTCAAATTCACCGGACCCCCGGACGTGAAGCTTGCCGATATCATGGACGCGGGAGCGGAGTTCATCGCCGAGGAAGCGGCCAGCGCGCCCAACGGCATGAACTACAAGCGACCGTACCTCACAATCACCAATACCCGGGCCGCCGCGTACACGACATAAGGGGACAACGTGGGCAACATCAAAAACCTGAAACCTCTTTCCGAGTGGCTTGAGTACGAACTCGAAACGGACATCCTCGACCCGCCCGTCGTCAAGTTCAAGGTCCGCCCCATCTCCGGCATGGCCGGATTGAACATCGAGGAGGCAGACCGTTCGCGCTCCTCGGCCTTCATCGAGATGGTCCTGGACGCGATCCAGGAATGGGACTTGGCGGAGGCCGGGGAGCCCATCCCCTGCACCAAGGAGACGAAGCAGAAGCACGCGACGTATCTCCGATGCCTCCTCGGGAAAAAGCTCAAGGATAGGCCGGGACTCCTGGGCATCGAACTCGCGGGCTACGCCGCAGATGCGGAGAACTTCTTAAAAAACTGACGAGCTACCTCGGGCTCTATGGGGATCTCTGGCGCTCAATCCTGAAGCCAGAGAAACACAGGCACGGGGTAGGAGAGGGGAAGCGATGCGCCAACTGCCGGCTGGAGGAGGCCGCCGAGAGGATGGGCACATTCGAGCAGGGGTGCTGGATGTGGTATCTGGATAATGTGACTCCGGCGACGCTCGAGGCGGGGCTCGTCCCGCGCTTCTGGCCGTCGCTCGACGGCATAGCCGAGGAGCTTTTCCTCAAGGCGTTCAACCGCATCCACGGCATGTTCGCAAGGATAGACATGGAGCGAAGGCAGGACAGGATGAAGTAGAATGGCCGATGTAAAGATAACCGTAGAGCTCAATTCCGCCGCCGCGCAGGCGTCCGCCAAGTTGCTTGAGGACGAACTCAAAAAGCTCGGCAAGGGGGCCGGTGAGGCGGGGAAGGAATCTGGCGTTCTGGGCGGGAAAGTCAGCGGGCTCATTCCGACCTTTACTGCGGCGAGCATAGCCGCCGACGTCATCCGCTCCGGTTTCCATCTCCTGAAAAACGAACTCAAGACGACAATCGGCGCGGCCATCGACGCAGAGAGGGTGGACCGGGCTTTGGAATCCGCCCTCCAAATTACGGGCCAAACTGCCGGTGGAGCGGCCAAACATTTTAAGGATTATGCCTCCGCGCTCCAGAAGAAAACCGTTTACGACGACGAGGCCATTAAGTCCGGCCAGGCATTGATGATTCAGATGGGCCTCAGCGTGGGCATGATGGATGAGGCGACGCGGGGGGCCGTCGGCCTCGCCTCCGTCTTTCACATGGACTTGGAGGCCGCAGCTAGGGCCGTCGCTCAGGGTTTCGCGGGAAATTATCGCCAACTCGGGATGCTCATCCCGCAAGTCCGCACGGCCACGACCGACGCCGAGAAACACGCCGCGATGATTCAGGGATTGGCCGATTATTACGGGCGGGCGACAGCTGAAATCGGCACTTTCGGCGGCCAACTCAAACAAGCCAAAAACGCATGGGGGGAACTCAAGGAAACAATCGGCAAGGTGGTTACAGAGAGCGGCATCGTCAATAGATATTTGAAAGACATGACGGCATATCTTCAGAGCTTGGATACGGGCTCAAAAGAAAGTGCACTCTCATGGAAAAACCTCGTTGCCGCATGGGCCGCCACGGGGCCATCCATCGCCGGGCCGATAGCCGCCGCCGCCGCCGCAGTCGCAGAGGGCGGGAAAATAGTCGAAGATGGTTTGGGTGGAATGTCCCTAGGGCTGTTGGAAACGAGGAAATTGCTCATCGACCCCATTCCCGTCATCATCTTTGCGAGAAAAATGAAACTCGTCGAAACCGCCATCGAGGCGATAAATTGGGGCCGTCACCGCGCCCTGATGGAGCTTGCCGAAAATCAGGCTCGCGGTTGGACGACGGAGATTGTCGAAGGCCAACTCCCGGCAGTTGCCGGATACAGCCGTGCCGTCGATAGGGCCGCCGAGCGTGTTGCGCTTCTGGCCAAAGAGCAAGACAGGCTTAGGAAAAAGAATCCCTGGGATGAAATGCTGGCGAGCGTTCAAGCCTATGCCGTCACCGCCGGAGCCGCGCTCAGCGGTCTGGATGCGATTATCCAGCAGGGGACGGCGAATCGGATGATTTCCATCGACAACGAATACACTCGACGGCTCGCCGCGATCAACGCCAGCATCACCGACGAGGATGCCCGGCAACAGGCCATCGCCAAGCTCGATGACGAATTCGCGGCAAAGAGGAAGAAGGCCGCGCACGCCTTGGGGCTCAGCACGAAGGCCATCGCAATCTCTAACGCCATCATCAGCACGCATGAGGCGGCGGCTAAGGCGATGGCGCAGGGCGGATTCATTCTCGGCATTCCCTGGGCGGCCATCATCGAAGCCCTGGGATGGATTCAAGTCGGCCTTATCGCCGCTCAGCCTATTCCGCTGGCGAAGGGCGGAGTGTTCACTCGGCGCACGCGGCTCCTGGCCGACACCGGCGCGGCCTATGATATAGCAGAACGCGAGCCCGAAGTCGTCGCCCCCAAGAGCATGATTAAACAGGCCGTCCGGGAAGCGCTCGGCGGAGGGCTTGTCCCGGCGATGGCGGGAGCATCGGTCACTTTCGGTCCTGGGGCCATTTGCATTTATGCCCAGACGCTTGACGATGCGACGATAGAGAAAGCCGGAGCCAAGATTTTCCGGGCTATCCGGGGTCAGCTTAGAATCCATAGCGGGGGGTTCTGATGGCAGTCATAAAATTAGGCATCCTCGGCTCAGAAGTCACGCTCCCCGAGATGAAGTATTTTCCGGGCGGGGACGTGGAAATCCCGACCGACTGCTCGAAGAACGTCAGCGAGGAGAAGATGCTCGACGGGTCATCAAGCTTCAACATCGATTCCATCCATCCCCGTGCCTTCAGGCTCGAATGGGACGAGCTGACGTGGGCCGAAGTCGAGGCGCTTCAAGCCCTCGTCGATTTGAATGTTGAGTTGAATTACATAAACGAGTTTACGGATTCCGTCGGATATCCCGTCGTGGTTTTGACTTTCTCCGGGCCGACCCCGATAGCGGAGACGACGGGACAGGCGGCGATTTTGTATAAGTTCTCAATCGAGCTTAAGGGCACGGGAGGCTAAGATGGCAACCTGGACACCGAAGATTGACCACGTTGACAAGATTCTGGCGGCGGACATCAACGCACTCCAAACCCTGAAGGCCGACATCCAGAAAAAAACCGCCGCCAATCTTGGGACACTGGACGAAGGAGAGTTCGGCCTGGAGACGGATACTCGTCGAGTGCTGATGGGTTCCTCGATGGGGAACCAGGTTATCAAGGGCGACTACATCACGCCCGAGCAGTACGGGGCGAAGGCCGACGGCGGGACGGACGATACAGTGGCGATACAGGCGGCATTGACAGCGGCTAGCACAAGCGGAACGCCAATCCAATTTTCCGACAATACCTACATAATCGGACCGGTCGGAACAAATCCAAAGAGATGTCTCGCGTTAGCAGCGGGAATAAAAATTTCGGGTGCTGGAATCGGAAAGACAATTATTAAGGTTAAGAACTCGGCGGGGAGTTATTGCTGGTTAATGAATGGGGCCGCCGGAGTTGACCTGACGGGCCTTGAGGTCAATGGGATTACGTTTGACCATAATATCGCCAATAACGCCCTTCCCTCCGGTGGGGCATATAGCATGGCCAATGATGCTAACATTACCATAGCCGCCTATGCCGGGACGGACATATCTATTCACGATTGTGAAATAAAGAACGCATCATCGGTGAATAATATTGTTGTTAATGGGACAACTTGTAAACGAGTTAAAATATACAATATTGTCGGCAACACACTCGGAGATGATCCTAACTCAATTTCCCATGATGCTTCAATTATCTATACTCATGCTACTGATGTTTCTGTCTATGGGTGTCTGCTGGAATCTTCGGGGACGAATGACCCCGGTGCCATTACTGGTATCGAAACGCACGGTTCCAATACTGCCATTTTTGGGAATACGATAAAGAATTTCAAAATAGGGATGAACATTACGGGTTCTTTTGAATCCGATACGACCAATGTTTCCGTCTATGGAAACAATATCTCCGGGGCACTATTTGGCATAGCGCTTTGGAGCATTACGGGAACGGGGCATGCTAGTGGCTATGGGCTAGACGGCGTAGGTATATTTGGAAATACGATTATACTAGCCGGGAATCCAACGTGGGGGGCGGCACAGGCAGAAGGCGGAATTATAATCCACGGCGATGTCTCAGTTGAATTGGACGCTCGGGGAATAAACATTTGCGGAAATGTGATTTCCCATCCGCTAGAGGGGGCGGAAATCGCCAATAGTAATTCTTCTTGTGGAATCGGTTGGATTAGCTCCATGACCCCACTTAGTTATCTCAAAGATACCGTTATCGCCAATAATACGATTATCAATTTTCCGATGGCGGCGATTCGGCTTTCCTGCAAGATTTCTAACGTAAAAGTCGATGGCAATATCCTGGTGAATTGCGGGACAACTCAATGGGCGAGTGTGATTGAATCTTATCGGTCTCCGATATTTGTTGGGTCTACCGATTTGGATGGGTGCGATATCAGCAATAATCTCATTGCCGATACTACCGCTACAATTCAATGGCTATATGGAATAAACGCCGCCAATTCAGCCAGTCAAGATTTTCATGTTATAGACAATGTTTTCTCATTGACTGGAACCAAGCAGGGTGGATTTTTGTTTTATCTGCCGCAAAATGCGAACTCGACATTTTATCTCCAGAGTTCAACCTGGGGGTTCGGCTCTTATAAAACATCTGGAGCCACACAACAATATGCGCTTGGCTCAATGGTCACAGATTCATCCAACGGGACCGTTTACCAGATAGGGTCAGATCAATATACCTGGAACGACATAACTTCAAATCAGCCGACGAAGACAACCTCTGGTCCGACATTCGACCATCTTCACTTGACGAATGCCCTCAATGTTGGCGGGGACGTGCTTATCGCATCCGGCAAGGTCGTGAAGGTTAATGCCATCCAGGTCGTCGGGGCGCAGGCGGCGGCGCAGGATAACCTCAAGGCCGACTACACGACCGGAAACTTGGATACTGAGGCGGAAATCATCGCGGCCCTGAACGCTACCAACGCGGCCTTCAATACGCTCTTGGCGAAGCAAAGAACGCACGGTTTGATTGCCACATAACCTCCATGCAATCCACTTCCCCGCTCACCCAAGCCGACCTTCTCAAGAAGGTCAAGCAGATACGCTATAAATTCGAATTATGCGTCGATGGGGCGTGGACTGAACTTCCGACAATTACTTACGGAGGGTCATTCTATGGCGAACCCTACTACGGCGAGGCGTTTTATGGCGGGGGATTAAGCCTAATCAAATCCGTCTCCGTCATCCCCTCCGGCGCGGGGGCCACCGCCGAGGTCATCGCCGGGACGTGGAGCGCGGAGGTTCATAACCCCGGCGGGATATTCCATCCGCTCCATCCCACGTCGGCCTATAAGGATTATTTCCGCATCGG